CCGCACTTATCACAAAGAGTAAGTTTAGTTTTGCCTTCTTCAGTATTCATTTCAACTGTAAATGATTTCTTTTTGGATGTCTTGGTACCACAGTTAAAACATTCAAGTTTTCCAATCATTACGCGTACTCACATTCAATCATAACTTCAGTTAAGAACGCGACCATATTAATTTCTTGGTCAGCAACCAATCCTGACTTGTACATATAATCAGCAAGAGTAACAATAAAGCCTGCTTGTGATTGTAGTGTTACCTTATCAGAACACATATCATAGATACGACGAAACATTTCATTCATATCTTGATCTGAGTTCTTGGCAACCCATTTGCGCATTTCAGTAAATTGCTTTGCTTTGAGTAAACGAAATACATCATCAATAGATTCTTGTTTTAAATTAACAAAGATACCTTCATCAATTTTACCAGAAGCTGCGTATGATTGTAGTTCAGTTAATACTCTACGGAAATCAGGGAAGTGTTTCTCAATTACTTTAGCAACAACTTTAGTATCGTATTCGACTTCTTCTTGGTCAAGTATTGCCTTAACTCTTTTGAAGAACTCCATCGCCATTTGTGGACGGTCAGCTGTATCAATAGTAAAGTCTACTTCTGATAACCTTGAACGTAATGGACTGATAATTCGATTCTTGAAATTACAAGTAAAGATGAAACCACAGTTTGAACTATACTCTTCAATAAAGTTACGTAATGCCGGTTGGACATTAGCTGCGTTCAAATAATCTGCTTCATCGAAGATTACATACTTACGACCTGTACCTGTTAGAGATACTGCGGAAGCGAATGTTGAGATATCGTATCGGAGGGTATCAATATTAACATTAAGAGAACCATTCTTTACGATATAATCGCAACCGAGTTCTTCAAGCATGGCTTTGGCAATTGTAGTTTTACCTACACCTGGACCACCTGTTAATAATAGATTTGGAACACTGCCGTCTGATACGAACTTACGGAATGTTTCTTTTGTCTTGTTTGGTAGAATAGTATCATCAACGATTTGTGGACGGTACTTCTCAACCCATAAGACTTCGTTTGATTTTGCATCAATCATAATTCACCATAAACATAATATAAAATTTGAGAAAACGCGAGGGTGTTTCCACCCTCACTTCTCGAGAAATGAGTTATTGTTTAACCAACAACTTTATCAGCTAACTCGCCTTGGGCGGGCTCTGAAACATCAATGGCGGCATCCTGTTCACCAATCGCTCGCGCGTCTGGTTGCTGAGGTCCTTTTTGACGTAGGAATGCTTCGAGTTTATTTCTTAGCGTTCCAACACCGGCAAGTTCTTGCCCTTGGAATCCACCACGTTGTGAGACTATGTCAATAATCTGCAACACAGTAGATAAATCTCCAAGATTGATTACCACTTCTTGTTCTTGACCTTCTTGGCCAAAATTACCTTGTACTGGTTCATTCATAATGTTTACCTTTTGTTATAAGTCGACTTTGAATCTATCGCTACGTAATACGTAACACCTTTTCCTTTAAATTCTGAGATACCTTTTGAACAAAGAGTAACCTCATAATCTAACGGCATCAATTTCAAGTTATCAGTTTTAATGATAATTTGAAAATCATCAACAGCTTCACCAATTTCGATACCAAAGTCATCTGCACCGTTGTTGGAACTGTCGATCGCTTTCAGATAACATTTGCCGCCTTCGCCTACAAACGCAATCTCTGAAAATTGTAATACCCCTGCTGCCTTCAATACTGAAGACAAATCTCCGTCAGTGACCGATACCGTTACATCAGCAGAAGGAATAGTAATATCCTTTTCTGGTGGAGTATGGATCATCGAGAGATCAGCAAACACGTACTTAGTTCTGCGCTTACCTTCCGATATAATAAAGTATTTATCAAAAAACTCCACATCCGGATCATTGTACAGAGATAAAATTGATAAAAATCTTGAAAGATCGTAAACACACGCATCAGAAGGAATTTCATCTGGTATGTCAGCGATCGCAATCAATGTTTTCTCTGGAGTTATAGTCTTAATAACATTACCACTGGACAATAAGATTGACTTATTGATAGCAGTAAAACTTTTTAAGACCGTCAAGGTTTCGTTAGAAAATTTCATTATATAAATTTCTCCATTTAGTTAATATTGTTGTATATTATATACCAATTACTTGGCGTTGTCAATAGGATTGTAAGATTTCTTATTAGATTTGTTATCAGCAGTTGCTGTAACACCTAATTGGCCTAGACTTCCCATATCACCTTTAAAGATATATGACCCAACATGGTTAAGTTTCATCCAAGGACACATCCATACTGAAAGGTCAGCTTTGCGAGCCATCTTACAGAAGAAGTAATCTTCAGACAAGTACCTTCTTGTTTCTGGGTCGATGACACAGTCGAAGAAAGCATGAATATCTCGAGTACCGTCAAATTGTTCTGTTCTAACGTGATCTGGTTTATATGCAAGTTCAGGATAGGTGTCACGATATTTCTCTAACGCCTCTCTTGTGATTAACATAAACCCAGTACCGCCTTCTGCAACTTCAACAGGTTCCGAGAGTTTGAATGATTTCGTTCCGCTAACCGGATTGAAAACAAAATCTGATGTAAATTTTTCTAAGTCAAATGGATTATCTTTACCGTTGCCTTGTTGAGCAGCGATAGAAACCTTTTCCCATGCAATTGTCTTTTTAGGATATGGTCCACAGACGATATCGTATTTTTCTGGATCTGAAACTTGTAACGCAAGTAATGCTAACGCGTCTCTTGGATCAAATCCAATATCAGCATCAATAAACAATAAGTGCGTGCAGTCTGATCTTAGGAACTCATCTACAATATAATTCCTTGCTCTTTGAATTAGACTCTCATTGAATAGAAAGTAGTACTTCAGTGGAATTTTATGAGTAGATGCTAACATGCTCAGATCATTAGTTGACTTGGTATATAAACCAGTACATTGACCACCATACATTGGTGTACCAACGAACAACCGTTGTTTTTGTAAATCTTCTGTCTTAACTTCTAGCTTCATACTGTAATTTGCTCCATATCATTTTCTGCTCTGGTGATTGACTGTAATCTTAATACATCAGCCAATATGTCCCATGCAGAATCGTGTGCTTTAAAAACAGAATCCCACTTTTCTTCGTTTGCACAAGGAGGGAATCCGTTCTTCTTTAAACCAAAATCAAACTTTGCATCAATGAACGTTCTTGTATCTCTAACTGTCCAATGCTTTAGTTTGTTTTGTAGATGACCGACTTTATTTTGAGACTTAAATAGTCTTTCTAATATTACTGGGTCGAATGAATTAGATCTTGACCACCAATAATCAATCTTTGGTCCGTCAATTAAAAAGTCAGTAAACTGTTTCACAAAGTCTTCAACCGATAGGTCTGAACTTTTAGGAGCAATATTCTTTCTTACTTCTGAATCTTGTTTTGACCAAAAGTCGAGAGTGCCTTTATCGACTACCCAACCATAGTTCTTTACTTGTTCTGCTACATCCAATTTAAATTTCTTTGCCTTGAATACATCACTCAGATTGTAAGGATCATTTGATGTAAACTTGTCCCACTGAAATACCATTACAGATACATCAATGACTGCACAGTTATGAACATCTTGTCCCATTGTCTCGAAGTCGATAATTAAATCGTTTCTCATATGTTTACCTTTAATTTAATATACTATTATAACAAACTTTACTAGTCATGTCAATAGTTTTATCCAAAGAATTCAGATAAATTTGGAGTCGTATCGGTTCCGTTAGGATCGTGCTCCATTAGTTGTTTTAAATTGTTCTGTCTTAAATAAGTTGTCTCAGATTCTCTTAGTTCACCTGTTAGAAACTTACCAATTTCTAAATGCATATCTCTTGATGTTGGTACAGGACAGTTCTGAGCAATATGATTCATTTTCTTTAATCCATCGAGCAGCTCAAAGTCTTCCGGGAATCCCATCATATGTAATGCTTCACGAATTGTTAAGGATCGTTCTTCAGTCGGATGCATTGTATCAACCATATTACGACCAATCACTGCATTCATATATTCACCAAAGACATGTACGGATCCATCCCATACGCCTTTGCCATCTGCATACTTCATCATTGCATGATCTGAATACTTAATACCTTTTTCATTGCCTGTCTTATGGAACCATTCGTTAGCTTCTTTCATCCAACCTTTTTTGTTTACATAATTCAGAGTTGTCTTAACACCTTCTTCAATCATAATTTCTCGAACATCACGATTTGTTTTAGTCTTGATGAAATTATAATATGGTTCGTCAGGTACATTCTTATTAATAATAATATCTTGATGTAAAGCACTAGCAGGTATTTCTTGAAGATATTCAGCAAAGTCTTTTCTATCACGATTATAATAATTCATAACAGGACTTGATTCTGATTTCCAACCAATCGCAAAACATCTATCACGACCCTGTGGAACTCCATGAAATCTTGTTGATGTTTTAAATAGAGTTAATGAATATCCACGTTCTTTACAAATTTCATATAACTTGTTTGCGACAGGACGACCTTTATTTGTAAATAGTGCAGGAGCATTTTCAACAATGACTACCTTTGCTCCAAGAACATCAATACCATTTTCAAAGACCATATACATAAAGTCGTTCTTAGCACAACCTGCGCCTTTTGACTCTGCAGTAGTACCTGTATTTAATTGAGACAAAGCAGCACAAGGTGGAGTACCTGTTACTACATCAACTTGTTTAATATTAGGATTCTCTGAATCTAACAATACATAAGGAATATCACGTCCTAGTGTATTTTGTTGATAGTTTACATAATGGTTATCATTAGCTTCAAATCCACCAAAAGAGTAAATGGCTTCGGGTGGTTTACCAAATGCCTTCTCTGCTCCTAAAGCTTGTCCACCAATAAGTGGAATAAGTGGTGCCCATGTTATTTCTTTCTTGTTCATCCGAAAAAGTCCTCAAGTGTTGCAGCTTCTTTCTTTTCAAATTGTGTTACATCTGGTGCAACATAATCATTATCAATCGCTGTCATAATTTTATTGTTTAAGAATGTTCCATCGTAATATGCTGGCTTACATAATAGTTTACGCAGTCCTGTAATTACAGATTCATATTCCTGTTCATTATTTAATAACCTATCCATCCTTTCTTTAAATTCAGCAGGAGTCTTTGGTCTTAAAAATTCTGGTATAGGTAAATGGTTTTGCTCATCATAAGATGGATGCAAGAACGGTATCACACCAGCGTGTACCATCTCAATATACTTTGAAGTTACCCAACCTTTTGAGATTGGAATAATAAAAGTAAATTTAACATTGTTCATTTTAGCCATTACATCATCAAGATGAATAGATCCTTTGAACCTTGCGTCTGTTTCGGTATTAGGATGTTCCCATTTACCGTAAATCTCTACATCGTCATGGTCGTCTAATACCCATTCCTTTAACAGATTATATCTTGAAGGCTTTGCTTCATTAAGAATAACCATAAAAGGAACATTACGATTTAGATTAAATTGTTCGGAGTGTTGATAGTTAATACAGAAACAAGTTTCCATTCCTGCATATGTTGAAGGCATTGATCTGTCGTAACGATCTTGTTCTTCGTAAGATTTAATACTACTTACTTTATATTCGTAATCGTATTGACCTAAAGATATATTTGGTAGATTGAATATGTCTCTTGATTGATTCATGACATACCGAGGATCGTTTACAATCTCAACATAATCAGGATTCTCTTCGTTAATCCAAATCGCAATTGGTGATGTATAATTCTTTGTCATATCAATCACAGAAGC